TAGATGCAATTAATCTGTTTGAAAATGTTGGTGATATATTAGAATGAAGATTTATGTTATTGTGTTATTGTTATTAAAAGCATCAATGATAGTTCAATTTATTCTTGTTTCAGCAAAAATAGAATCAGCCGACAGCCTCGCATACCTTATCTCTGACACATTATTCAAATCTATCCTTGGAACATTCTTATTTACTTTTTTCGCAATAAACGGTTCGTCTAATTTTGATAGCTGGGATGAAGTCTTTATTGGATTTGGAGGAGTATTATTGATATTTGATGCGGTCTATACCTCATTTCCTAAAGTCTTACGCAAATTCAATATATACTTTAATCCATATACATTTTATTTGTCAAACCGTCCTGAAAACGGAGCCACTGTAAGCCAATAACAAAAACTTTGACTTCCCAATCTAACTCATATTGACCCGTGGGTGGTGTTATACCCAATGTGAGACGAACACTTTGTAACCTTGATGCATTTGCTGTGCCTGAAGGTTGAAAAGTTCCAGGATGCTGGGAAAATGAATATCCATATATATAATTCTCATACGCAGCAGCACCACCTGGATGTTTTAGAGAAATATGCCTACGAAACCATTGCTCCTCTCCTTTTATAATATCTATACCATTGAATTGTATACTTGCCGACTGTAAAAGGGGCCTTAATGGATTATATACAGGGTCTAGTTCAGCACTCATAACAGCAGAATAGTTGGTCCATTCGTTATTATTCGCAGTCGCCTTACGACGAACAAACCATATAATTTCTTCTATCGGGTTATTTACCTCTAATGGAAGTTGAATCTGGATTGTGTCAGAGGATGTCTTGTTAATTAAGTATTTGAGTGGCTCGGCGAAATCAAACGTTGATACACATCTGATTAAATTTTCAAATGGTTTTCTTAAGATTCGTTGCCGAATAGAAGTATCTGTATGAGCAGCACGAGTTATCAATTGGATTCCTTTGAATTGTGGTATAACATCAGATGATCTAATAATATCGTTTAAGAATACACCATTTCTCTTAGATTTAACGGCAAATGATTTTCCTAAAGGCGTATCCATACAGTCGGCACGACGCCCTGACAATATTCTTACACATTCATTAAAAGGACGAAGATGGACGTGGATACGAACAGAACCCTCTTTACATGCGAGAAGAGGAAATGATTCTTGTAGCTTGATACGACTGAAGAAAAATGGCAGAGGAATAAAGAGAGATTTGCCCTGTGTGGGAAAGGGCTTATTTGCTGGACTGTGTAAAAGGGATGTGAGTGGCTCACGACCTAGTCCATCGGTGGCCAATCCGAACTGTGAATTTAAATCTTGGAATAATAAACTTACAACATTCAAGAAATCTCCATCTACCGTCTCAATCGTTTGGTCATTCACCTCAAACTCCGCTTTTTCAAGAATAACTGAGCCTAGAGAATTCGCATAAAACCATAGATTGGGATCCGTTGTTGTATATTTACCGCCTTCGAAGCGCATAATATCGGTTTCGTTGAGCCAATGACCGAGGTCTATTTGTAGGACTGTATTGAATAATAGATCGCCACAACTAACCGATTTTAAATCAAATGTGAAACGTTGCCCGAAGCCTGTTGGGCCTCGGAATGGAAACTGCTGAATACACATAGTAAACGGATTAATGCGTCTGTTTTCAGGTGGAAGCCATAACGTTTTATCAGCTGAAAGTGGATAGAAGGTGTTATCTTGCATATCACGTGGTGCCAAGTCGAGAAGTGTAACTATGTCTCCACTTGGCCTAATAAATCCTTCAGAGCCGATTGGTGCTTGTGGCAAGTCGCTCATCTATTGTTTGTACAAATAATTACTTAGACCAACGGACTTAATTTATAGAAAGAAGTTCTGCACGGCCCTTACCATCTGTTTTAAATTCACAGAGCCCTTCTACGATTACGAACAGTTCTGTGTTGGGCATAGGAGAACCAGGCTTTGCGAGGTCAATGTATAGAGTCGGTTTATCGGCAGTTGTAAAATTTACAGAACCTCCTCCTATTTTGCCTATTTTACCTATGCTACCTATGCTGCCTACGCTGCCTACAAGTCCTTCAGTGAATCTATTAGGAACTATGGCTCCAACAGACCAATTCATTGAACTAAGCTCAACGCCAGAATCTCTCCCCTCTTTTGCAAAGTTTATTACATCCTTCCAAACAGTCGCCGCACGAGGAGCTTCCCTCGTCTGACCTGCAATTAAAAATGTAATTGAATTATAATAGGAATTAGAATTCTTATCTATATTATTAATCTTATAAAGACGGTTGGCATTAACATCATCAATTGACCTGAAAAACCATAGCATACGTTCAGTCGGATGTCTTGCATCTAATCTACGATTTACTGTGGATGATCCTCCGCTTATAACTCCTGTATAATCAAGCTGATTTTGTGTAAAATGGTTTGTATATAGCCGATTAAATCGTACTGAGACTGGATTTCCCTGCATGGCTTCTTGAATCCTTTTTTCAAGATATACTTGCGTTGTTTCAAGTTGTAGAATGAGTGGTGCCATATTCTCCCGTTTGATTGTGTTAAAGGATGTGCCTGGGTCTGTTGCGCTGAGCTTTATTGTCATTTGCTTATTCCAAGGATTGGCCTTAGCTGAAGTGGTAGGGTCTGATGATTCTACGAGGTCCTCCAATTTACGCAGCTTACAACGAATCCTATACGTATGGCTCAACGCCGCTCGTTGAGGAAAACCCTCATCTGACCCTATGAGTGGAAGTTCTAAACGAAGCTGATTAGGGGCCGCATTCCAACCGATTTCCAAGGCCGTTCCACCATGTCCTCCTGTTTGACTTGTAGTCACGAAGCTTTGCCCATATGTTCCAGAATTCTTCCCCATGGCCCATAAAGTATCGCCAGTGAATTCCTGTAATAGGATGTTGTCTTGATAAAAGCTAATATTTTCAAAAAGGAAATATGCGATACCTTGGATATAACCAAATGAAAGGCCGATATTGTCGACAATTTTGGATTGTTTAACCGACTTCGCGTATGACTCAGGAAGCCATGTTGGCAGATTTATAAGTAACGCAGGGTGCTTCATGAGGTCTCCCACCACATCTAAATCAAAATCTACAGTGCGGCCGAATTCGGTGGCAGTCTTTGGTGGAACTCTGCGGACCTCCTCTAAAAATGGTGTCTGCGCATCATATGTATTGTCAAAAATATAACTACTTCCAACTTGGTCTCCATAAAAGAAGACATCCTTATTACCTCGGGCGACGAGTTCGTATAACGAACCTTCGGCTGAGGCATTCATCTGATTGATTACACTCTTATTTTGTAGGGGTTCCTGGCGCAACAAAGTCAATTACAACACGAGAAATTCCCATCATAATTAATTGAGAATATGAAACCTGTGTAGAACTAATCACTTGAACACCAGCTTGGCAAACCGGACTTCCAGATGTTATCATTCCTTGTAGAAAACCGTAGAAGCCATCAGGAACACACGCATAGCTATATGCTTTAGTCATACCGTAATGAGCTCCGTAAGAGAGGATGGCAGAACCTGCCGCCTTTATAATTGAAGAACTTGCGAATGCCCACAAGCTTTCAGCGAACGGCATCTAAGATATGAACGGGATATTTTTTTAGGTATATTCCGTATTCTGAATAGTCATCAATTATATACTATTCTATAAAAAATAATGTTAATTTAATATTGCCAGTAATTTTAGATGTCTTTACATGGACAATTATTACAGAAAACACTGTAATGATTATTACAAGACTTACAGTGTTTTTCATTATCGTCAAAATGGCACATCATTTTACCAGGACATTTTGTATATTCACTAATACCTGCTCGCCGTTTGTTAAGAGAAAGTAGTTTGTTAATCTTTTCAACTTTTGATTCAACCTTTGGTTCAGGAACAGGCTCAACCTTCTTATCAAATCCACATTTATTCTTGAAAGTATTCATATTTTCAGTCCCCATTGACAAGTTACATGCAGAACAAATGGGTCGCAGATTATCCACTGTTGTAGAACCACCATTTGCTTCAGCAATAACATGACCACAATGAAAGGTATTCATCTTAATTTCATTTACACAACAGCACAGGCACTTTGTCTTTGCAACATCATCACCAATCCATTTGTTCCAAGAAAGATCCTTTACAACCTTTGGAATAGCCTTTTTCTTTGTTTTAATTGCTGACATTCTACTAAATAAATAAAGTGTAAAATAATCAATTTTTAAGTGGTCATTCTGATGCAACTTGTTCCTTTAGTTCATCAGTGGCTTTTAGAAGAATTTCTGGAGATTTATCGGTGAATATGCTCAGATATCCAACTCGGCCGTAGCGAGCAAACTGAATCTGCGATTCTAGGGCCTCACCATCAGACATCCATTTCTCTAGAGCCTTTTTTGTTTGTATATATCCATATTCTGTTGGCAGGATACCAACCGCAATCAGCTTTTTCAGAAGAGTTAATGTATGTGATACTCTTTCCCCCCTATCCATCTAGATTGTGTTAAAGGATAATGTTTATATGCCTTTTAATCCGCAATACGGGCGGCGCAGAAATTCGGCGCAGATACTGTGGGAATGCCATTTGTAAAGGATAAATACTTCATACCAGCCTCAAAGTCCATCTTGGCTTCAGCAGATGCGAAGGTCATTGTACCTACATTTGTTATGGAATCTGTTGTATTGGCAACAAAGGTGGGCCGAGCTGCTGCGATAGCCTCAACTTTCGCTGCAGCCTTTATGACCTGAAGATTTCTGCGGATAATGTCACTGGCGTCCATCTACTCTGGAAAAGGGTTTAAGAATAAATATCCTATATTTAAGAGATGTGTGGAATATGGGCATGGATTTATAAGGTGCATAGTCCAACACTTAGAGATTATGTGCCTGCTGCAGTTGCGTCCATAAGTGGGCGTGGTCCAGAAGGAACTCGTATTCTTGATATATCAGGTGCCACATTTGCGTTTACTCGGTTGGCAATCAACGGACTGAACGACGAGTCTATGCAACCTTTTACACAGGGTGGGGTAACTTGGATTTGCAACGGAGAGATTTATAATTCTG